GGACGCCGTCCGGGTGTATGCGACAACGCCACTTCGGCCGGCCGTTCTCTATGTCTATGAACAAGTGATAATATTCGTCCGCGACAGCACCGAAGAGTTCGCCGAAAGCGCCAGAGATCGATGCCCAGATCCGCAAGTCTTGTTTGCCTAACAAGATGCGTTGACGGTTGCCTTTGGCATCAACTGTGTATTCGACGCCAGAGGTACGATCCCCTGCCTTTTCGCCCACCCGCTCGTGTACCATGAAGATCAAGTCCTTGCCATGCTCCTTGGCTTGATCTTTCAAAAACGAAGTAGTCGAAATCCACCATTGCTGGAGCGAGAACCATTCATCGAATTGGAACTTGTTATGGTCTGCGAGGTACGAAATGTGAGCGATAACATGATTGTTTAGAAGTGTGCAACTATCGATGCACCACGTACCCGCAGCTTTGCCTTCCTCTGTCGAGGGGAGGCTGTACATATATTCTGCAAACCTTGTGATGCCTTGTGGCATCTTGCGCGGGCCCCTCGGCTTTGTATTGGAGTGCTCGTTGCCGACTAGCTCTTCGAGCCTAGCCTTGACGTTTTCATCATCGTAGGACTCGTTTAGTTCCCAATAGGTTAGCTGTTTGGATTCGATCAACGATTGCGCCCATCCTGCGCTACGCACCTTGCGATCTATATCTACAACGTGGACGGGCGGATTGACCGCGGTGCGACACGCCATCAACGATTTGCCCGTGCCGGGCTCGCCTTGCAGGATTGTTACTTTAGGACTGCGGTTCAAGTACAATCTCCTCAATCTTGGCAGCTAGTGCACAGTCAGGGGCGAAGTCTAGATGCGAAATGCGGAAACGCTCGATCGCGTTTTGCGCTTGCTCTCGATTGGAGCCAGTTGTATTTGTGTAGTAGTAGGCGGAGAAGGGCACTCCGTGTAAGCAACGCATTATGAATTTGCCGGTTGGCTTTGGGAGATGTGCGCGGTCAGTCATTCTGTAGCACCTTTTAGCATTGCGCATAGCTCTCGCACGTTATCCCAACGCTGAAACTCCGGGCGATTCAAAACATCGCGTAGGTCTATTGATTCTAGTGTTGACAATTCGATCATTATTTTCTCTATTTTCTTAACTATCATTTTCCCTCTCCATTATCTTCTTCCAAGGTTGCCAGTGCTCCACTTTGAAGTACGTTTCCATGAACGCCCGTTCCTCTGCCTCATCGAGATTTAGCGAACAACGATCGCGGAACTGACAACCTCCATAGGAGTGGCAGGCGCCCGTTGATCGTGGCCAGCGTCTTACGCCGGATAGAAGCCATTTAGCGTAGTCAACAGCGTTAGCCTCGGCGTCAACTAGCAATTCGGAGACGTCGGTTTTGGATCGGGTGGTTATCGTGCGTTTAAAATCCGATTTAACTTTCTCGTCTCCGGAAACGGAGATTCCGTAGTTCCAGAATGGATCTAGCAAGCCCTTGTTTAGATCGGGCTTGCGATCTGAGATGAACATTGTATCCCAATTGCATTCGGTAATTTCTGGGAGTCCGAGCTCTTTCATAAGTGCGTTGGCTGGCTTGAAATAGGTAGTGATTTGATTGTTTGGCTTGACTTGCCGGGCGAACTGTTCTGTTCCACTTGTTGTAGTCTTTCCTTCTACAATAGACGGGCGCCCGGTCAATCTACTCTCCATAATCCGATCGATATAGCCAACATGGATGATTTTGTAGCCAATGGCTTCAGCTAGCAAAAACTTGAAACCAACCTCAGTTAGTGGAGAACCGTCCGGGCGTAGCACATTTTTGTAGGGCTCGTTACCCCAACGTTTGGCATACGCCCGGAGCAATGCCATTCCTCGTTCTATTGAACGGCGTTCACCACTTTCCAACGTTAGTGGCAGCACCAAATCACCCTTGGCATCAACCTTTAGATCGCGTAAAAAGGCGGCTTGCGCGGCGACAACTGCGTTTATTCCGGGTTCTAAATGCCATGAACCGTCGTTGTCGCGATAGCCTCCGGCCAGTGCATCATAGTAAGCAGCCCATCCAGCGTGGATGGCGTGGCCGAAATCGAGAGCGATGCCCGGCCTTTGCGTCTTCCATCCACGCACCCCTCCAAGGCGTTGCTTTTCCTTACACGCTTGGAAGGTATTACCCGAGGTGAAGTCGTAGTAAATCTCTTTGCGGGCTTCGTCTATCATCCAAGATCCTCCTTCAACAGCTTTAGCATCTCAGCTTGGAATGGGTCTACTGGTTTTGGCTGGCGCGCTACGCGGGGCTTTGGTGTACGCGCCTCACGCGCCTTCGCCCGCGACGCAGCAACTAGCGCTTCGCGTTTAGCTTGTAGGTCTGCGACGAACGCATGTAGCTCGGCGTCTGACATGTCGCTTATGTTCATCGTATTACCCGTTCCATTTCAAAACTGTAGATAACATCATCGGCAGTTGTCCACTTCGCACTTACACAGTAGTGACGCCCAGACCGGGCCTTCGCACTATACATGACGACATGCAACGCAACCAAGGTACGGAGTATACGAAACACAGACATACGCGAACACCCGGACTCTCGTACCAACTCGCTAGGCGAAAACGGGGTTTCGTCTCCCCAGCGCTCGTCGATGACGCGGATAACCCTACGATGTACGCTTGACATTCTCTGTTAGGTCTTCATGTGTGAATTCAACGCCAGCTTGCCGGGCGCCTAACACCATTAGACTTAACAACAGTTCCCACTCCAATGCAGAGTAGTAGTTGATCCCGAAATTCAGCCATTCCCCTTCATCTTCCCATTGAATTTCCAGCCTACCACTACACTGCGGACCATCGCCAACTAAGCTTTCGTGCCGTTCGATTGTTGTAGCTTTGATCTTCATCGCGCTAACCTCTTTACTAAAGCATCGTGTAGCTTTATATAGCAAGCTGTATGAACTGTGTATGGTTCGAAGGTCGCCTCAGTCTCTACTATCATCGTCTCATCGTCAGTCAGAACTTTGAGACATTCTTGACATTGCATTGTATTAGTCCGCGCAGCGTCGCTGGCAATAGCTCTTGTCCAAGCATTCTGCGCCTTCGTATGGTTTGTGTGAGTACATACACCATTGCCCGTAAGGCAAGCGACAACCCTTGCCAAACAAATCAGCACAAGGCTTTTTTAACTCCACGCAGTCACACTTCATTGTCCTAACCCCCAAACGTCGCAGTTTGCATGTTCGATTCCCAAATCTTGACCGCATCAACCGGACCTGAAACAGGACCTAGCGTGCTAGTAGGAGGAGCACCCCAGATACTGACGGTCGTCTCACCGCCTGCCGCCGCGGTTATTAGCCGCGGATCATCTGGCGAGCGCAGCGCTTGCGGCTCTTTGCTTAACTGATCGAAGTTCGTCAATCGCACAGTACCGTCACGAAATCGAGCAACGATCTCTAACTCTCCGCCCATTGCATTGATGTACGAGCGCAACGTGCTCACGTACATATCTGCTTGGTGCTCGAGCTTCGAAACCCACGCCTGATTCACATTTAGTTTCTCTGCCAGCTCCTGCTGTGTAAGCTCCCGCGCACGGCGCACTTCGGCAAGGCGCATGTCGACGAGATCCTTCCGGACCTGCTCCTCGATCCGAGCGCGCCGGTCGGCTGGAATCTTGTCGTAAAGATCGCGCCACTTCTTAGCCACGCCGTCTCTCCTCCTCTAAAATCCTAAGATGCTCGTCGTACAGGGACGTCCGCCCGGCCAGAACTTCACCATATATTGTTCCAATGGCTTACGCCACCAGCCTTTTGGCTTTTCCTCCTTCTTGCACTTTGTGTGCTTCTTACTCACGATTTTTCAAAGGCTCCTAGTACAGAACGAATACCCGTAGTGAAATGACGGTGTTGGATTTTTCTTCCAGCACCGTGTTTCCATTTCTGCCCACCACGTCTGCCTTTCCCTAGCAAGCTAGCTCCAACAAACGGTTGCAATTCATAGACGCCCGCGGCAAACTTTCCGCCTCTGTCGAATGCAACAATCTCGCGGGCGGCCCGTTCAGGCACTTTGTATCGTGTCGCTACATTGCCTTTTACCGTGTACATCGTGGATCGGGCGACGATTGCACCATCGAGATGCATCGAACGTTTGCACGCTACTGCGATCGCGCAATTCTTGAAATCTCCGCGTCCGGGTACCTTTGTATCTCGATCAGTGACTTCAATTTGTACGCTCGTCTCCGCGTCACGCACAACGCGGACATTCGGAAAGAATCGCTGCACTCTCGCGATTGCTTGGCTACTCGCCGCTTTTGTCACGACTCATCCTCACTCACACCTTCGTCGTCATCGTCACTATCCTCACCTTCCTCGTCACCAAAAACAGATCCCCCACACGATTCGCAATCATCCGATGGATACAACTCGTCTTGGTCAACCTCAGTATATCCATCTCGAGTCTCGTCCTCGTCGAAGCAACTGTCGTGGAACAGGAGTCCGCTTTTGTCGTTTCGCCACACCTTTTCCATTGTTCTGCCTCCAAATGTCGTGAAGGATCGCACGCCTTAGCCACAACGCAACGTCGCTCACGGCCGGTCTAGAATGTGCCATTCTTGAACCGATCGACGGTCGTTTTCACGCTTTATGAAATAAGCACCTGCTAGCCAGACAACTAGGAATGTGATGAAAGCGAGCAAAAGATAGTTTCGTAGTATTGTCATCGCCGATCTCCACACCATTTACATACTTCGTAAATCTGAAACGTGATTGAGCATGCGTTCTCCCACGAATGCCCATCTTCCTCACAACGAAGACGCATTGCTTCACGTTCAGCAACGGTTAGAATAATTCGCTTTTCAATTCTCATTGTTTGTCCCCGGCGAGCGCCGCACGCACTCGCTTTGCGTAGTCAAGCCAAAACTCGTCGGAACGCGGAACGTGTGGTGGCCATTCTGCGCGGAGTGCGCGGGCCAGCGCCTCGTCACTCACCCCAGCCCCACGGTGGAGCAGGCCCCGCGGCTCCTGAAGGGCCGTCGCCACCGCTCTCGCTTGCTGGTGAATGAACTCAAGGACCGCGTGAATCTCGGCGTCACAGATGTTGTGCTCGTTCCAATACTGCTCACACTTCTCCGTGATCGCTTGTAGCGCCCGCGCCCACTGGTCTCCACTCTCATTCCTACTCTCACTCATTGGCCACACCTCAACGTCACGTCGATCGTAATGAAACAAGGGCCGGCCGGTCTCACTGCCTAGCTTTGGGACGTTTTGCATGTTGTCTGTCATAGTAACCTCCACAAGTATAGTCCGGCCGGTAGCCATAACGGGTTCCATCCCGTCAAGCCCCTGACATTACCGTTTGCAGACGGCTCTGCTGGCACGCTATCAGCCTGCAAGCCTACACACACGCCTGGCCGGATTTGATTCATGCTTTCAAAGCTCCCGTCGCCCGGTCAATTGACTTCTGCTTTTTGATTGCCATTTGCGCCTTCTTCGTATCCAACGAATCTTCGTAAACAAGATGTTGGATCAACATGCTCTTGGCGCTAGCGTCACCGCGTCCGATTCCGTGCGCCCGGTCCTCCGCTTGCGTATAGATTCCGGGCACCCATCCTTCTTCAACAAAAATTACGGTTGAACTGCCTTGTAGACTGTAAGCTGAAGCAAGCGTAACACCAGCCACAAAAAGCCGGCATTCGTCGTCAGCGTTAAAACGATCAACCGCTTCTTGTGTGACACGACCTTGGTCAGCATGACCGCCAAGTACAAGCACTGAATTTGGTTTAAAGTGGTTAGCAATAGCAGTAAGGACGTCACGATGATGTCCAAATACCACCACCTTCTCTCTGGCTTCTAGGGCCTGTTCGATATGTTCATAGACCAACGGTAGTTTAGCCAAGCCAATGGCGTGAGCGATAGCCGCCATACGCTCGAAAGCGTAGTGCTTGGTTGACTGCAATCCTTCGATTAGCTTTTGCCAATCGATATCATCATCAACGGTATCCGATTCGTTCTTGAGCGCAGCTAGCATCTGCAACTCAGCTGCGGTTGCACCCTTCTGCAGTTGATCGAACAACTGTAGTTCCTCATCGATCAACGGCTTGACTTCGTCGGGCACTTCAAACTCTACAACTTGGCGGCGCTTTTTGGGTAGCTGCGCCATTACATCCTTTTTGAACCTGCGTACCATGATCGTACTGCGTAATAGGCTGTTAAGGTGGCCGAGGTTATATCCGAATTTGGAATTGCCTCGTGCACCATACATTCGTTCGAAACGACCGACCTCAGGGAAGGTCGCCCGGTCCAGCCAATGCGCGATTGGAAACACCTCGAACGGATAGTTGACGATGGGCGTCCCTGTAATAACGATCTTCTTTAGTGCATCAACCTTGAAACAAGCCTTAGCACGCTTCGAACTGGCGTTCTTGCAATAGTGACCCTCGTCAAGGATTGCAAGATCCCACTTCTGCCGGGCGACGGCGTCCCCATGACGGAGCATAGCTTCGTAATTCATGATTACAACATCGGAGAATAGGTACAACGCGGTATGCGCGACCTCAACTTCGTAATCGTTAGTACACCAGGTGCGGGGCCCGGGCGCAAGGTGGCGTTGCCAGATTAGCTTTGCATTGTTCGGGCATACGATCAAGATACGTTTGGGCTTGGCAACGTTGATATACAAAACAGCTTCAACAGTCTTGCCCGTGCCCATCTCGTTCGCAAGGAGAATGTTTTTCTCATTGCGTAGCATCCACAACACGTCTTCACGCTGGAAGTCTAGGACGTGGCGATCATGAGCGTTGCATAGTTCGTATAAGTCACCCGTCAGGGTGCAATGGCCGCTTGCGTCGGCGAAGCCTACGCCGGGCGGTACTGGAATCTCAGTATCCTTGTAAACCAAGGTTGGGTGATCCTTTGCGAACCTTTCGATAGCCTCAGCTATGATTGCGAGTGCAGCATCGGTGAAATCCGTTACTTCGTAATGAGGCTTTTCGGATAGCAAACCCAAAGCCTTGCATGCCTCAGACCAGTGAGGCCCGTGCCCGGCCTCATGCCCTACCATTATATGTGCTAGCTCATGGACCACAGTCCCTGCAATTTGCAGAGCACTGTCAGTGTTGCCGATCTCGATCCTGTCGGTGGCATGGTGTGCCATGCCATAGAAACCCTTATGCATCCAATCGTTGTAATGTAGCCGAGTACCCGCGAGTCGGATACCCGTAAACCTCTCGACGTGTGAAATGCGATCGACCACGGCATCCTTTATATACTTGGAGAAATCTTCTAAATCTCCAAGCGTCTTCAAACGGACGTGGTAGTCGATCGCTTTACTATCTGCCAAGATACTTCTCCTTTCGATGGATTACGCAGCGGGCGATCCATTTACCTTGTAGCGCAACGAATATCCGCGTCCGCTTCCTACAACGAAACAACTCATTCAACATGTATCCACATTGCGAGCCA